ATTACTCCTCCGAATAAAACAGATGTAGCAAAGCGGCTTGTGCAAGTATTAGAAGAAAAGCAAATTGAGTTTGATATTAAAGATGTTGCTGCAATAATTAATGCATCATATCCAGATATTCGTCGTGCAATCAACGCAGCACAAGCATCGGTTGTTAATAATAAGTTGCAACTAGATAAAGCAAGTGCGATACAAGCAAATTATATGACTGAAATACTAGATATTTTAAGAAATGCTAAAGATAAAAAAGCTGCATTTACAAAAATACGGCAAATTATTGCAGATAGTAAAGTACGAGATTTTACAGCATTATATACATTTCTGTATGACAATTTAGATGAGTTCGCCCATGGACATGTAGCACCATGCATTTTAATTATTGCAGAAGCTCAGTACAAAGATGCTCATGTGGTAGATCATGAAATCAACATTATGGCCATGTTCGTGCAAATTTTAGGAGAAATATGAGTAAATTAAATGTTAATATTGGCCCAAACGATATGCAGCCAATTCAATGCAAAGAATGTGATGGAATGTATTTTCGTCAAGTAATGGCAATTAACAAAGTATCAAAATTTCTAACAGGTGGAGATAAAGATACGATGGTTCCGGTTCCTGTGTTTCGATGTGATGATTGCGGGTCTATTCCAGAAGAGTTTCAACCTATTAAAATGAAAAAATAATGTCTAGCCCATACTATAAAGACGATGTAACAATTGTTTTTAAAACATCAGCTCGGAGCAATGCTAAAACCAAAATGAAAACATTGCGCAATAAAAGCATTGACGATGTATTAGAACGTAAAATTCCCGGAATACCAGATACAGCAGTTATACTAGAAATGGGTATTGGTCCAAATTTCGAAAAACAATGGCGAACTAAATATAAACTATAAATGGCAGAAGAAAAAAAGAGTGCAACTATGTTTGATTTTATTGATGGCGTAACAAGCAAAAAGAAAGCATGGAATAAATGGAGTGAAACTGATCAAAAAGCATTTTCACCATACATGACAAATCGCTTTCTATCAATGCGACAGGATTTAGTTGAATTAATTAATGAGTTACAAACATACACTATCGGATTGTTACGGCCACAAGAAACATATCGTCTTTATTACGAACTATTACCGCATAACAAGGCATTTGCTAAATACATTAAAGGTAAACAAGAAGATAAATTTTCCGATAAACTAATCTCTCAAGTTGCAGAGCACTACAAAGTAAGTCGTTCTGAAGCAACTGATTACGTGGATTTGATGGATCAAACTAGTTGCACTCGTCTGCTAAATTTATATGGATATACGGAGAAAGAAGTAAAGAATATGATGAAAGGAGTTAGGAAATGAGTGTAAATACACAATCACATTACCGAGGCAAAGATAGCCTGTATAAATTCGCAGAAGAATGGCAACTTACAAGTTATGAGTTTGATATCATTAAACGAGTTGTTCGATGTCGACATAAAGGTACGTTTCAACAAGACTTAGAAAAGACCAAAGATTTAATTGATATTTATCTGAAAGAAAAATTACCCAGTTATTCGGATCTTACAAAATAGTATTTTTGTTTTTGTTTTTGTTTATATTTATATTAAAAATTAGGAAATATACATGAAAAATCTTAAAGATCTTTTGTCAGAAAATATGCGACGTTTCGGTACAAAAAATTTATCAGAACAAGTAGATGCACAAACAATACAAATGAAATTAATTTCTAAATTTGTAGATGAAAAGAAGATTGGGATGGAATATAAAGACCCGTCGATGAAAGATGAGTTTTTTAATGATTACAGTGCAGAATATCAAGATTGGTTATTAAAAAACGGATTTAAAATGTCTGACATCGATATCACAGCATCAACCGGCGCATCTCAAGCAGATTTAATGCGTATTAATAATCTAATCACACAAAAACGTTGGTAATAAATTTAAATTAAAAATATTGAGTGCTAGCAGTAATGTTAGCACTTTTTTACTGTTCGGTTGTTTCCTAACATATTTTTTCTTATATTATAGTATGAAACAAGGAAACTATATTAATCCTATTTATAAGTTATCTTTACGCGATGCTGACACAGTTCCTCGTAGAATATCATATTCACAATGGTCCATGTATGAACGGTGTCCGTTATCCTGGAAACTTGCTTATATAGATGGATTAGCTCCATTTCAAGCATCAATCGATACATGTTTTGGTACAGCATTCCATGAGACTATGCAGTATTATATTGAAGTTATGTATACCGATTCTGTTAAACGGGCAGATTCTTTAGATTTGCGAAGTATACTAACTAACAAACTGCGAGAAGAATATCAACGCAATGTAACTGATACCGGATCTCACTTTTCAAATCCATTGCAATTAGCAGAATATTTAGAAGATGGTGTTGCTATTTTGGAATGGTTCAAGAAACGACGTAAGCAGTATTTTTCTACTAAAGATTATGAACTAGTAGGAATTGAAATAGAATTATGTACCCCAGCATCTCCCAATAACCCATCGGTTTATTTATTTGGATTTATTGATTTGGTTATACGCCATATTCCAACTAATACTATACATGTATATGATATTAAAACAAGTCGTGGCGGTTGGAACAAATATCAAAAATCAGATCCTTTAAAAGCAGCCCAACTCGTATTATATAAAAATAAATTTTCCGAGCAATTTGGTGTCCCGAAAGAAAATATTGTGGTTGAGTTTTTTATTGTGAAACGCAAAATGATTGAAGAGTCAATGTTTCCACAAAAACGCATACAATTATTTAAACCTAGCTCCGGCACGGTAACACAACGCAAAGTTCAAAAACAAATTGATGCATTTGTAGAACATTGTTTCGATTCCGAAGGCAATAAACTTGCAGATAAACCATATATGGCTATTTCCGGCAAGGGTGATAAAAATTGCAAATATTGCCCCTGGAAAACTGATTATGAAAATTGTCCTAAAGAAAATAGGATTCGTGTTGAAAAATAACTATAATATATTATGATTCAATATAAACATAAACATGCATACGTATACCGTTTTGAAATACAAAAGCGAGCTCCATTTGTAGGATGGGAAGTTATGGAATATGTTTTATTAACTGATGAAACTGGACCTAATAGTAAAAGTAACCGACAACTATTAGAAACTGGATTACGAATAGCATATAATCATATGCCTAAGAGTGTTAAATTTTCATATGAAAAATAGCATGGCAAAAGTAGCATTAATCGGAAATACGGGTTGGCAGAACAAACGAAAAGTTCAACAAACATTGCAAGAATTAAAACGCAAATTTTCTGATGAATTGATTATCATAGGTGGTGGCGGAAATGAAGGTGCTAATAGTATGGTACGTAAATATGCATTGGAATTCGGAATTGAATACAAAGAATTCAACCCATCATTTTCCGGATACAATTTATACTCAGCAATGCCAGAATCATATTATGGTAAAAAATATCATTTTTCACAATTACATCACCGCATGAAACTAATTGCAGAACATTGTGATTACATGCTCATAATGACAAATGAAACACAATTAGATCCTGTTTTAAAAACAGCATATACCAATGTTAACAAGTTAAAAAAGCCAGTAGTTATACTAGGCTGATATTTATAATAAAGTTATATAAAAGGAATAAATGGAGTTACCAAAATTAAAAAAAATCGATCCGAACAAACCAGCAAAAAAGAAAATTTTATTGTTAGCAGATGATTTTCGTTTGCCATCTGGAATTGGAACAATCAGTAAAGAAATTATTTTCAACACAGTTAAAGAATTTGATTGGATTCAAATTGGAGGTGCAATTAATCACCCAGACGCCGGAAAAGCATTTGATATGTCTGCAGAAATTGCACACGAAACTGGTATAGCAGATGCATCCGTTAAACTAATTCCATATAATGGATATGGTGATCGTAATATTCTATTTGCAATCTTAAATCAAGAACAACCCGACGCAATTCTTCATTTTACAGACCCGCGTTATTGGACTTGGTTATATGCATTAGAACATGAAATTAAAACAACATTTCGTATTCCAATTACATATTATTCCATATGGGATGATTTACCGTATCCTATGTGGAACGCCCCATATTACGGGTCATGTGATATGATTATGGGAATTAGTAAGCAATCGGATAATATTCATAGAGAAGTTCTTAAACAGAACGGATTTGGGGTGGTAGATTACGATGATGGAGATTCAGTACCCGCAGATATTAAATGGAATGAAGTAATCACCGGTTTTGTGCCTCACGGATTAAATCATAACACGTTTATACCAATTTCTAAAGATTCTGAAGAATACAAACAAATGCATTCTAGAATTAAAACTAATAATAATGTTGATTTTGTAGTAATGTGGAATAATCGCAATATTAGACGTAAACAGCCTGGCGATTTAATTCTATCATTTAAACATTTTGTTGATAAGTTACCGAAAGAAGATCAGTCTCGTGTAGCTCTATTAATGCATACACAAGCAATTGACGACAATGGAACAGATCTTAGAACTGTAGCAAAATCATTAGCCCCAAATTGTAAAATAATCTTTTCAGAACAAAAAATGTCAGCAAAAGAATTAAATGCAATGTATAATGTAGCTGATGTTGTAGTGAATATAGGTTCTAATGAAGGATGGGGTCTTAGTTCAACCGAAGCAATGCTATCAGGCACGCCAATTATTAATAATGTTACTGGCGGATTGCAAGATCAATGTGGATTTACGGATGAAAATGGTGAATGGGTTCGATTCAATGGTAAATTTTCAACAAATCATACCGGGCAATACAAGAATCACGGAGAATGGGTGAAACCAGTATTTCCTAGTAATCGTTCATTGCAAGGATCTCCGCAAACACCGTATATTTTTGATGATCGAGTAAATTTCGAAGATGTTGCTGATGCTATTATGTATTGGTATGAGATGGATGAGGCGGAACGAATGGTATGTGGTATGATGGGACGTAGTTTTTGTTTTGATAACGGATTAACTGCGGAATCAATGGGTAATAAAATGATTGAGATGTTCGGCTATTTATTTACAGCTGATAAACAACCAAGACCTTTATATACTCTAAACAAAGTAAATGCAGTAAAATACGAACAAATGGGAATAGTAGAATAATGAGAAAAGTAGTTATAGCATCGCCAGTAGCGACACAATCAGGTTATGGTCATCACGCGCGTGAAATCATAACAAATTTTATAGAACAACGAGGAAATGAATGGGACATTAAATTAGTTTCATTGCCATGGGGTCATACACCAATGACATATCCAATATCAACAGATCTTCAACTAAGAATTGTTCCGTTGCCATTAACAGAACAACCGGATGTTTGGATTCAAATAACTGTTCCAAATGAATTCCAGGCAGTAGGAAAACTTAATATC